ATTTGATTACGTGTAATTGTGTCATTGGGTTCAAACAGATACTGTTTGCCAATCTCTTCCAAGCGACCACGCAAGAACGCAACCAGTCGTGCCACGTTGATACGATCCAGAGCTGTGGTTGTTGTGGTACTGGTCTTGTTACCAAAGTTGGTGATACCAATGCCAGGAATAAACGTAATTGGGTTGATATTGCGCTCGTACAGGATGTCACGCACACTTTGACTTACGCCAATTTGATTGAACTCGCCTGTGGCAGCATCAATATAACCAATTGCAGTAGCGTTGTCAACAACACCACGACGTGTACCAGCTGGTGCCAACCATGGGTAGCTTGCAGCATCACTGCGCAGAATTGTGCGAACCATCATGTGGCTTGGTGGCTGTACCACTGTGTTGCCACTTAAATCTGTTGTGGTGCAACTTGGATAGAACACACCAGCATAATTGCTGGTTAGGATGTTGCCATCTTCGTTGGGTTGGCCCAAGCCATTGTTGTTTGTGGCAAACGCCACCAAGCTGGTGCCATCTGGTCCCAGACGCATTGGTGTGTCACCCACCACAAACAGTGTGTTGTTGCGTTCATTGCTGAGTGCAATCATGTTGGGTGTCAACTCTGGGTAAGCAGGTGTAGCAATAATGTTGAACTGCGTTTGTTCTTCACGTGCTGTCACACTGGTGTCAATGCCTGACTTCAGAGCTTGCACAATGATTTGACGTTGCGCCAGGCGACCTGACCACATTGCACCATTGGCTTTGTTGCCGCTGGCGCTGAGCCATGTGTTGAGATTGATTAGGTCCCAATATGCAGTATTGGTTGGAGCAATGCCTGCTGTGGTGGCCTGTACACACACATAGATACCAAAATCATAGGTAACAAAGTCGTTGACTGCATACGCCAAACCAGCTGACCAAGTGTCAATGCTGTAGTCTGTGGCAGAACTTGTGAAGTAATTGGTTTGGAACGACTTCACATTGTATCCTGAACGACGTGTGTTAAACAGCAGTGTGCCTTGTGGGTACAGGGCTGGGTTGGGGGCGTCAGGGTCAAGATAGTTGCTGGTCAGCAAACTCACAATGCTTGGCAAGGGATCAGCAGCTGGATCGGTTGTGCCGTTTGTGGCCCAACGCGCATCAGCAAACAAGATACCGTTTTGAGTGGTTTGATCTGAAGTATCAATTTCAACCCACTGGTCCAGGTTTCCAACTGGTTGCCAACGATACAGCTTGGGATAATTTTCTAAATCACTTGTATCAATCCACAGATCACCGAATTGCAGTGGTGATTCTGCCAAGTCAGTTTGTGTGGTGGGTGCTGTGGCCGAAATAATTGGACCAGTTGCATTGGTTTCTGTCAAATCATAACCGCGTACATCGCTGATAACGTTTTGGTAACCCAGCCAGGCTCCGCCATCTTGAATCATGATGTCAGCTTGATCAACTGCGCTGTAATACCACAAGCGGCCGTCTGCAGGATCTGAATCGGGTGCAGTGTCGCTGGCTGTGTAGGTAAACAGTGGGGTTGATACAAAGTTACTGAGTCTCAATTGATCAGTGCTCTGTGCATGTCCCACTTGATCTGGTGCGCCAATAGCAAAGCCTGCTGTGGCCACAGCGTCTCCGCCTGACAGGTCCTCAAGAAATATACTGCCGCCTGCACTGTGTGTGAACACAATGTTACCAGCACTGTTTACGCTGGCAGTAACATAAGGATTGGCTGCTGCACTGACCGCAGTAATAAAGTCTGACACTGATCCAGTTCCACCTATGGTCACTGTGGCAAAGAGGTTGTTGGCAGTGCCAGGTTGTGTAGAGTTCATGGTAAACTGATCGCCTACCGTAAATGCATTTCCTGTTGGGGTGGTTGTGCCAGCAATCACAGTTGCGCCAAGTGCATATCGTTCAAAAATAGTAAAGGCTGCTGTGTTGATTATGGTTTCCCAATTGAACGAAGTGTATGAAACATACAACGTACCTACAGGAATATTCTTGCCGCCGCCAGTGGGGTCAAGACCGTAAATTGCAGTTGAATCGCCTACATAGGCTGGGCAAGTTTGTGTGACCCATGCTCCCAATGCAGCACTGTATTTTTTAACTGAAATGTTCAAACCATTGTTGGCAGTACTCATGTTTTGCCATATAGAACCAGTTGGTCTAGCATTCAACGGGTCAATGTTGGCACCAGAAATCCACTTGGGTTGTTGATAGCTGTACCCTGGGAAATACTGTGGTGCAGGATATTGACTTGCAGAAATACCCAGGGTGGTCAACAGTGCAGTGCCCAAGTTGGGACCAGCAACAATTTCAATAAAACCGTCGCTGTCCGATGTAGAGCCGTCTGCGCCTGCGGTGCTGTTGGCATAAATGTACAAGCGATTGTTTACAGCACGAGCTGTTACACCTGTGATGCTGGCATTGTTGATGGCAGTAGCAAATCCTGCCACAGTATTTGTGGCTCCCACTGTTACAGTTGTACCATTGATGATCATGTTTGCACCAACGGTCAATCCTGCACCAATCACAGCATTGGTACCAGACACTGATGGCCATGAAGTTTTCCAGCCATCGCTGCCAAGTTGGTTCCAGGTATTGTCGTACTTTTTATAGTACACAAAAGCATGTTCGTTTACAATGGTCACAGCATAGTCACCAATGCTACCAATGGTTTCCAATGGAGTGCAACCAGCAATTTGATCAGTATCGTCAGCATTTTCTACATCAGTTGCATCAGTAATCACAATTGGAGTTTGCAGATCAAAACTTGCAGTGGTTGCATTCCACTCAAAAAGACCCCAGGTTGACAGTCCTGAATCCACCCAATAAGAACCATTGGGTGGTATTCCCAAGGGGCGTGACAAACTGGCTGTGAGCGCAGTCAAATCAATGTCTGCACGTTGTACATAAGCACGGTTGGTAACACCAAGAGCGCTGTACGCTGCCAGCAAACCGTATTCGTTGAGTTCGTATCCATTGATAGGAGTACCAGTTGTGGTGTTATAGAAGAACGGCACACCAAAGGTAGCAGCCAAGTCGCGCTGACTGGTAATCAAATAAGTTTTGTTTGCATTGGCGGCCAAAGTACCTGCTGCCACAGTGATACCGTCACTGGATACTTTGTTCTGTGCCGTGGCAACCAAAAAGTAAGGTACTGTGTTGACAGCTGAAGGTACGTATTGACTTTCGTCAATTACTGTTACTTCTACGCCAGGTGATGTTAGAGCCATGATGGATTCCTTTTCAAGTTCTAATATTTATTGACGAATGCCAAAAACGGCGGTATTGGCGACCCTTTGGCAAAGGTTCACCATAAATATGCAATGCTGAGACCCATCTGTCAAGCCTGTCATCAGCGTGTTTGTGCTGTGAATTACATCAAAGAAGATGTCACACACTATCGCTCAAGATGCGAGAACTGTCTGAGAAAAGGACGTGGACTAAAACCACGGGAATCGCGTTGGAAATCTGCAGGTTACAAGAAAAAATCCGCATGCGACAAATGCGGATTCAAGGCCAAATATTCCAGTCAACTATTGGTGTTTCACGTGGACGGAAACCTCAACAACGCAGAGTTGCGTAATCTCAAAACGGTGTGTCTAAACTGCGTTGAAGTTTTGCGCAAATCTGACGCTACGTGGCGTCGTGGAGACTTGGAGCCGGACTTGTAATCAGGGCTTTGACTTGCTGATACAAATTGTCCAAGGTGTCGTTGTTGTCTAAGACTGCGTCAAAGTCAGTGCCTACCCAACTGGTTTCGCTGGCATGAATTCCCAGGGTTTTTAGACGGTCTGTGCTCAGCAACCAGCTCATGTTTCCACGACCCTCATTTACATTTACAGCGTCTTGATACCAGTCCGGCTCGGGCCCACGCACAACTCTTATCACTCTTCCACCAGCATTTTTGATAGCACGAATTTCGTTGGGAAATCTACAATCTGAAATTACCACATGATCTTGGCTGTTGCGCAGTTTGTTTTCCAAGCTGGCAATCCAAATATCATCATGGAATCCTCTGCGGCAAACTTCTGTGCCCCAATATTGTAGTACCCAACGTGGGGTAATGTTTTTTCCCAAACGATTGCTCCACCATTCATCACGTTGTTCGCGCCATTCGCGGGCTTGTTTGGTACGTCCTTCGAGCATGGTCCTGTCCCAACCAAACACCTGTGCTACTGCATCTTTAAGGCTGTTGGCAAAACTTTCCTTGCGAAAATGATGCAAATTCACAAGATAGTCTGCCACAGTGTCTTTGCCGGCTCCAATAAAACCACAGATGCCAATGATCATGCCAGTTCCTTTATTTTAAAATATTTCAATGTGTCCTGTAACAAGCCAATCTGCCTGCGGCAATCTTCCAGCGCATGGTGGCTTGTAGGTGGTTTTTCAAGGCCGGGCCACAAACTAAACACTGTGCGACTGTCGCGCACTGCATAATACTGCCAGGGTATGGGTTTGTTGTAGCTTTTGTAGGCATGCTCCAAGATGGTCATGTCATAGGTAGGTCCTTGAGCCCAGATGCGCCGGGAGTGCCAAATCAGGCGGCCCAGTTCGTCCAAGGCTTGGTCCAAGGGGATGCGACCTTCTTCGGCAAATGCTTCTGCTTGTGCTTTTTTTTGAGTGGCCCACCACTCTATGGTGCCTTGTTCAATTTTGCGATTGGGTTGACTTTCAAGGTCAACGCGGGCATAGTAGAATCGGTCGGGATAGTAGCCGTCACCAAGAGGGTCAAAGCCCTGGGCGGCAATGGTAAGAATACAAGTTTCAGGGCCGGTAGCAAGGCCTTCCATGTCGATCATCAAGTCCATGCTATATTATAGCAACACCAATAATCAATGTCAATCAGCCAATTACCCAAGTCAGTGGTTGTGAAGCATCCACATACATCTTGAGTTCTTCAATTTTGGCATCCATGATGGCTTGACCTTCTGATTTCATTGCAGCACCATTGAGAGAGCCGCCACCTTGTGGGCCTGCAATGGTAGAAAACTTTTCACGAGCTTCGCCAATGATCATTTTGCAGGCACCAACCATGTAGTCCCGGATCCACTGTTGAATTTGATAATCACTTAGTAACTGAATTTCAGGTTTGGTTTGATACACCCAAAGCAGGACATTTTCTCCAGTGCCTTTAGGATCACGGATCAGTTGTAGTTTCTTTGTCACAGGGTTCCAGGTATAGTTCATGTATGCACCGAACATGCGACCAGCAAGTTCAACATACTGACTGTAGAAATCATATGTGGCCAATCCGCCGGCCACGTTGAAGTTCATGAGATAAACGTTGATCGACGCCTGAGCAAACGGATCAAAGTTTGATGCAAACGGACCTGTTGAATCGCCAAACGTTCTGCGGAATATCTGCCTTACGCTGTACACTTCTTGAGGCAGGGTGTAGATGTTTACATCTTTGATCAGTTCCATGAAGATGTATGCTTCTTCATAGGCATTTTGAGCACGTTGGCGATAGGTACCAATTGTGCGTTGATAAGCCGCTTCGTAATGTGCAGGATCTAATTCAAGATCAATGATTTGATCACCCATGGTTAATTTGCAATACTCAAT